CGGAGGCTTCCAGCACGAGGTCGAGACGGTCGGTCTCGCTCAAGCTGTCGCCGCTCGCGCCAATGGCGACGATATGTTCCACGCCGTGAAAGCCCTGAATGTCCACCGGCGCGCCCGCGCGCGCTTCCGTCGTCACGGCAGGGTCGAGCGTCTGCACGCTCGCCAGATTGTGATGCATGTCCATGCCCGTCTCCCTTATGCGCCGAATTTCATCAGCTTGATCGCTTCGAAGTTCTGCACGCCGCCGCCCACGCGCTTCGTCGTATAGAAGAGCACGTAAGGCTTGGCGCTATATGGATCGCGCAGCACGCGCACGCCCAGCCGGTCGACGATCAGATAGCCGCGCTTGAAATCGCCAAAGGCGATGGCGGTCGCGTCTTCCGCGACGTCCGGCATGTCCTCGGCTTCCGTCACCGGATAGTTCAGCAGCGTGGGCGGCGCACCGGCGGCGAGCGAAGGCTGCCAGAGATAATTGCCGTCCATATCCTTGAACTTGCGGATGATGCTCTGCGTCGCGCGGTTCATCACGAAGCGGCCATTGGCGCGGTAGCCCGCCTTCACCGCATAGATGAGGTCGATCAGCTTGTCCGCCGGATTGGACGCCGGGAAGGCGCCCGCATTGCCGGTCGAGACCGTGCCGAGCTTGCCCCATTCCCAGGCAGCATCGTCCACCGTGTCATAGGACATCAGGCCGCGTGGCTTCTTCACGCCGTCGCCGGTGACGAAGGCCTTGCCTTCCTGCTCGGCGAAGGCGGTCTGCACTTCTTCCGCCAGCCACTGGTCGATATTCACCGCCGCGTCGTCCAGCAGCGTGGAGGTCGCCGCCGGCATGGCATAAAGCTCCATCGCCGGGAATTCGAGTTCGGCAAGCTGCGGCGCGGCGCTTTGCGGCCTTGCATCGGTTTCGCCGACCCAGCCGGTCTGCGGCCCGCCCGTGGTGAAGGGCTTCTTGTAGCTCGCCGAGCCGATCTGCCGCACGCCGGCAATGGCGCGAATGGGCGAGGCTTCCGACACGATGCGTTCGATCATGCGCTCCGTTTCGGCGGGCACCAGATAGCCGCCATCGGGATCGGACTGGGCCGACAGCGCCTTTCCTTCCAGCGCACGCAGCTCGCCCGTCTCGCCCTGGCGCACATAGGCATGGAAGGCCTGTTTATGTTCGCGCCGCGCAGGATCGAGTGTCACGCCCTCGCCGCCCATTTCCGGCCGGGACAGCGAGAGCGCCAGCTCGTCCACCATCTTCTTCTGCCGGTCGAGCGCGCGGTCGATGCGGTCCACCTTGTCGTCGGTCAGCGGGTCGGCGGACATCTTCCGCTCGATCTCGCCCAGGCGCTCGTCATTGGCCTGCTTGAAGTCCTCGAAGGCGGAGAGGAAATCGTCCATCGCCTCGCGCACTTCATGGCCGGATGCGCTTTTGGTTTCGAGGACGCGCGCGTCCTCCTTCAGCGATGCGCCGATGCGCGGCACGCCGTTCTCCATGGCACTCATGTGCAGTATCCTTTTGTCGGAGTTTAGAGAGAGGGGCTATCGCGCCCCGAAAATGCGCGCGGCCCGGCGGATCGTCCGCGCCAGTTCCACGTCGCCCGCCTTCACCGCGCTTACCCGTGCATCGGGCAGCATGGGAAAGGTCACGATGGAAATTTCCCAGAGATCGACATCCATCAACCGCCGCACGCCGGTCACGCGGTCCTTCACCGCCTTCACCGCGTGATAGCCGATGGACAACCCGTCGATGGCGCCCGCCCGCAGCAGCGACAGCACCTCGCGGGCGCGGCCGACGTCGGAGAGCAGCTGTCCCTTCACATGCAGGCCGCGCGTGTCTTCCGTCAGCGCGGTCCAGACGCCGATCACTTCATTGGGGTCGTGCTGATAGAGCATCTTCACCCCTTGCGCCCCGCGCCGCCGCAGCGAGCGGGCGAAGGCGCCGGGCATCACCACGTCATGCCCGATATCCTCGGTATGAAACAGGCTCGCATAGCCCTCGAAGCTGCCGTCGGCCCTCACCGATTTCGCCTCGAACATCGCCTCCGCCCGCTCGCAGGCAAGGATCGCCCGCTTGTCGCTCAAATCCCTCACCGCGCTCCGCCTCCTCGAATGTCGGGCAACAAAAAAGGCGCCCTGCGAGGGGCGCCTTTGGTTTCCCTTTTTCTGCTGTCACCCCGGGCTTGTCCCGGGGTGACCTTTGTTATTTCAATATGGCTAAACGCAAAAACTTAGTGTCATCCCGGCGAAAGCCGGGACCCATTGGCAGATCAGCCAGACGAGGTGTGAGTGGGTCCCGGCAACAAGTGCCGGGACGACACCGACTGTTTGTTTTCTGCCGGACTTCAAAACAGATGCTGTCTTCCCGGGATTTATTCCCGGGATCCACTCTCATCTCGATTTGCCGACAGGTGGATTGGGTCCCGGCTTTCGCCGGGATGACACCGGTAAGGATTACCGCCCCACCGCCCTGTCCAGCTTCGCCTCGATCCGCGCGAGCGAGGCGCGCATGGCCTTGCCCTGCTCTTCCAGCCTTGCCGTGCGTTCCACCATTTCGTCGGTGCGGGCGGAGCGCGCCTCCAGCGTCATCAGCCGTTCCGACGCCGCGCCTGCCCAGACGAGCGCGCCGCCCGTCTGCAGCGCGATCGCCAGGATCAGCGCAATCGGCACCCGCTTGTCGAGATGCCATCCATATTCCACGCCCTCGACCGACATTTCCCTTCACCGCCTTTTGGCGCGCCTCGTATTTTCCGAAATGCGCGTGTTTCATGTATGCTGCCGGGCACCGGCCATAAACGCAGCCCCTAAACGCAGCAAAGAGACCTGAGCCCAGATGAATACCGACCAATGGATGATCCTCGTCATGGGGATCGTACTCGCGCTTGCCCCGATGATCCTCGCCACCATGGAGCGCAAGATCCGCGACAAGGGCGAAACGACCGTCCCCAACGTCATCACCATCAAGGGCTATTCGCTGTCGCCCTTCTCCCTGTTTTCAGGCTTCATCGCGCTTGTGCTGCTCTGGCTCTCCGGCATGATGAACCCGAGCCTCGGTTTCGTCTTCATCGTCTTCGGCGTCGTCGCCGCCATCGTGACGGTCCAGCAGGTCCGGGCGACGAAGAAGGGCTGAGCGGGTCGTTAAAGATGGTCTGCGTAGAGACATAAGAAATTCTCTATGTGCTCAGAAGGTAGGCCCCGCAACGGCATAGGAAAATCATCCACATGCGCATATTTGGCTGTTGTCCAATGTGTTGGACGCTGCGGCGGAACATACGCTGGAATGCTATTTCCTAATCTCGCATCGAGATTTTTATGTCCGTTTAGGGCACCCGATTGCAGATAGACTCTCTCAATGGGGCCTGGTTCTCCAAAGAAATTCCAGATTCTGAGTGCAACATCATAAGCCCACAGTGGACCTAAGCCGCTACTCTTTCTCCCTGCGACTTCGCACACAATCCAATACAGTTCTTCGAAATATCCGCACCGCAAAATTTTGTTTTTACGCCTGAGATTCAAGAGCTCTTTTGTTCCATTTGGCATTTTACGCTTTTTTATACGCTCTTGATGTGAATGTATTTGCTTAGTTGGACCGAAATAGCCATTTCCAGCTTGCATAATTGCAGTACGCAAGTCCGGTAAACTCTCAAAATAGCTCTTGTCTCTCTCAAGGCATTTGGCACAGTTGTTCAGGTAGTCATCCACAAGTATCGCTAGATTAAAGTGTAACTGTGGCTGAACTGTCGGGCCGCAATGGGTGTGGTGGGTCAAACAACGTGGATAGGGAATAGGTCGGCGTGCCATCGTTGCACTCCTAAAAATGACACCCATTATTATGGTGATATTTTTAATTTATCCAACTGACTATCTCTACTTTCCATACCCCACCGCCTCGCGCTTCTCGTCGTCGGTCAGGAAGTCCGCCGCGCCGACGCGGTTCCACAGCGCCTCGCGTTCGGTGGAGAGCGCGGCCACGCCGTCCGCGTCGTACCAGAGCCGCAGATTGCCTTCATATCTCGACGCCAGCCAGTGGCTCATCATGCGCGCCGTGCGGCCCACCAGCGGCAGCACGGTCTGTCGCCAGAAGCTGCGGTTCGCCTCCGCGTAGTTCGAATAGGTGTTGTCGCCGGGAATGCCCATCATCATGGGCCGAGCGCCAGCGCGATGTCGCGGGCGGCCGCGCGTTTGGCTTCCACGAAATCCATTTCCTTCGGCGTCAGCCCCATGCTCGTCCAGTCGAGCCCGCCTTCGAGCAGCAGCGGACGGCCCGCATTGGCCGCACCCTGGTAATTCTCGGCCAGTTCCCGCTTCAGCCGGTCGAACTGGTCGTCGGAGAGGTTCCGTGCGCCCTCCGCGCCCTTATAGACGAGCGCGCCGGAGGGCCGCGCCGCATTGTCCAGCAGCGCCTTGTTCCACGCGCCCGCCGCATTGTGGATGTCCACCGCATAGGCCGCCGCTTCCAGCGGGCTCAAGCCATAGTGATCGTCCAGCGGATTGAAGAGCCGCATATGCATCACCGGCGACGCACCGTTCGTTTCCGCCCGGATCGTCACTTTCCGTCCGTTGACGGAATACTCCCACGCTTCCGGCCAGCCCTGCCGCCCGGGGATCACCTTCATGCGGTCGGGGCGCAGCGCGTAGAGTTCGCGCGGGTGTCCGTCCAGCTCCACGCATTCCATATAGGCATTGCCGCTCACCTGCAGAAAGCCGTACCAGGCCTCCATCAGATCCGCTCCCGCCTCGCGCGGGTTCGGGCGTTCCATGAGGTCGAGCAGCGGATGCGCCGTCACCTCTTTCGTGCCGTCGTAGAGCAGCCAGGGCACGCTCGCCGCGGCTTCCGCGATCATCCGCACCGCGCGATAGGCGACCGCATTGCGCTTGAAGCCTTCTTCGGCCAGCGCCGCATAGTCGCGCGGCGTCCAGACCGGGCGGCCCAGCGTTTCCACCGAGATCACGCCCGCGGTGCGGCTTGCCTTCGCTTCGATTTCGTTGCCGCGCTCTTTGTCGTTGCGCTGCGCGCGCAGGGCAGCCCTCACCCTCGCCCATCGCGTGGTGGTCATGGTTTTCTCCGTTTTCCCAAAGCAACGCGTCATGGTCCGGCTTGTCCGTGCCATCCACGTCTTCCTTTAAAGCCGCTAAGACGTGGATGCCCCGCATGAAGCGGGGCATGACGGACAAAATACAATCACACCGCCCGCATGCGCGGCC